GCTTCTGCATCCTTTAGCGGCACAGGCGGCGTTAAAGTCCCTGTAGGCACAACAGCTCAACGACCTACTAATGCTGCTGGTCAGTTCAGATACAACAGCACCGAAGGGAAGTTTGAAGGCTACACGACTGAGTGGGGCGAGATTGGCGGTGGAGCAATTGACCTGCTGGTGAACACATTCACGGGCAACGGCTCAACGACTGCATTTACCATGTCATCTTCTCCGCTTATTGCTAATACGCTTGTGTACATTGACGGCGTGTATCAGAACAAAGCAGCGTATTCAGTTTCTAACGATGTCATAGCATTCTCAGAAGCTCCAGCAAGCGGTGCAGTCATTGAAGCTACAGCGGCTACAGTAGGCGAAGTATCAACGACTTCAACGTCCTTTGCAATCACACAGCTCACAGGCAACGGCTCTACTACTGCGTTTACACTTTCAGCACAGACAGTAGAGAACAACACCAACGTATACTTTGATGGTGTGTATCAAAGCAAAGCAAACTACACAGTCTCTGGAAGCACAATTACTTTTAGTACAGCTCCTGCAAACGGTGTAGCTATTGAGGTTATGGGTTCTGAGGGCATTACGCTCACTATTGGTACGCCTGACAACGGCACAGTAACTACTGCTAAGATTGTAGATGATGCAGTTACAAGTGCTAAACTAGCCCACTCTCTAGATGTTGTAACAGATTTAAGTGTCGGTGGAGCGAGTAACGGCGTAGAAATAAGTAACGGAGCCATTGCGCTAAAGAACTCAGGTACTCAGTCAAAGATTGACTTCTATTGTGAGACTTCTAACGCACACTACACACGTATACAAGCAGCACCACACAGCAGTTACGCTGGGAACATTGTCCTAACTTTGCCAGCAAGCGATGGCGATGCAGGACAGTTCCTACAAAGCAACGGCTCTGGTGTTATGTCATGGGCAGCAGCAGGCGGTTTATACAACGACTGGCTGGTCAAGACAAGCGGTTACACAATGGTGTCTGGTGATCAAATTGTAGGCAATCATGCTTCAACTGCTTTTACTCTCACACTTCCAGCTAGTCCTTCTGCGGGTGATGTTGTCACTGTCAAGAACGTAGGTGCAGCATTAATTACCGTGGGTCGCAATAGCTCAAATATTAATTCGGTAGCTGGGGATGCTTCTCTACCAAAAAACAACGCAGCGCAGTTGGTCTATGTAGACAGCACAATTGGCTGGACAACTATTTAAGAGGTTATAAAAATGGCAGTAATAGGAAGTAAAGACAGTTTAAACCGTGACCCTGCAAAAATGGTTAGGTTTTCTCACGCTCATCAGGGCGTAGGCATCATAGCAAATAACGCTTTTAAGAGCACTGCCGATGCTAATTATTTTATGAGGGCGAACGTAATGACAGCTTTTATAACTAGCAATTCTGTAGTCAATACGGCAAGGACTGTTTATAGCGTAAGTGGCAAAGGCGGTTCATTAATCTGGGCTTTTGGGTCTACAGATGACAACGGTCAAACGGGGTTAGTGACAACGTGGGTAATTACTGTTGATGGTGTAGCCACTACAGTGTCTACGAATGCTTCTTTTGGTAATTACTATGACAGAGGATTTTTAGGAACTCCAGCGGCCTACGATGATGGAGTTAATGTGAACAGCCACACTATTTTTCCAGAAAGTGCTTATCAGTTTGGAGCGCAAGGTGGCGCAAGTGGCGGTTATAGAGACACCAACGGTTCAGATATGGAAATGATGGGCCCAACAGGTGATGGTTCGATAGTTCCATACACACTTTTAGCTGGCCTTTCACAGCCCACTATTAATCCACAGGCTTGCATACGTTTTGAAAACAGCTTAACTATTACTGTTTCAACAAACAAAGCGAACAGCGATACCGGTAACAAAAATGCTGGTGTTCTTGTAAAGCTAGACAGTTAAGGAGAAAACAATGACTACCCCCGTAAGCACAACAGTATTAGACAACGGCCTGACTAGATTCCAACATGATGGTTGGTATGAAGACAAGATGGTAAATGAGCCTCACGTTACGACAACTGCTGAAATAGAAGCAGATGCAAGAATATGGCGTAATGGCGAGTTAACGGCTACTGACCACATTCCTGCAATTACAGATCACCCACAACGTGCAGCTTACATGACTTACCGTACAGCCTTACGTAACTGGCCGAGTACAGAAGACTTTCCAGAAACTCGACCGGAGCTAGGAGAATAATATGTCAGTAACTAAAGTAAGTACTGCGCTGCTTGCAGATGATTCGATTGTAGCAGCTACGATTGCAGATGATGCTATTACAGCCGCTGCGATAGCTGACGGCGCGGTAGGTACGGCTGCTCTAACATCTACGATAGCCGCTGGTATTCCTACGGCAACTGTGGGCAGCAACGGTAGCGCAACAGCTAACACGCATCATTACGTTGGTACTGCTGGCGTAACGCTAACGCTTCCAACGCCTACTGTAGGCATGAAAGTCTTCATAACCGTTGGAAACTTTGTAAACACCGTGGTTGGTCGCAACAGCAGCACCATTGCAGGACAATCTTCAGACTTAACAATTGATGTGGCTAACATGAGCATTGGTCTTATTGGCATATCAACTTCAGCGTGGGTATTTATCTAATGAGTAATTTAACAGATTTAATTTCAGCAGGTGGTGGTGGTGGGACTTTATTTACAATCCCCGTTACCAAATCAACAACATGGACACCTCCGGTTGACGGTACTGCGGTTATCCACTGCATAGGCGCTGGAGGTTCTGGAGCTACTTCTCAATCAATTGAAAAGGCGGGTGGAGGCGCTGCTGGAGGATACTCTCGTAAAGTAGTTACTCTTTCCACAGGCACTAACTGGACAATGGTTGTAGGAGCAAGTGGCGCTCCGCAAAATGGTCAAGGAAACGGTAATGCGGGCGGCAATACTACTGCAACGGACGGCTCATCAAGCCTCGCGGCTAACGGTGGTGGTGGGGGTAGAAACAGCAATGCGACAGCAGCAGCAGGCGGTACAGCTTCAGGCGGTGATGTAAATAATGCAGGAGGCGCTGGTGGCGCTGGCAGTCTTCCAATAGGTACTGGAGGCGCTGTTGGTATTTTAGGTACTGGAAACGCTGGCACTAACCATGATGTCGGAAATAATGACGTAAGTAATAGCATTTATGGAGGACACTCTGATGTTATAAGTCCTCAGTTTGAGAATACTAACGGAGAGTTGAGAGGCGGTGGAAGAGGCGGTAGAAGTTTTACGTCTCCGGTGACTCCGCCGGGCGATAGGCATAACGGAGGATTTTTAGCAGGTGGAGGGGCTATCTACAGCCAATACGCTAATACTATACAAGGCGGTGACGGTGGCATAGGCGCTGGTGGCGGTGCTTGCACGATTGGCGCATCTACTGAGCTAGGACGAACTACTTCAGGCGCTGGTGGCCACGGCTTAATCATTGTTATGTACACGGCTATAGGATAAGGAGAATACTATGAGCAACAAATGGATAATTAAAGACGCTGATGGAAACATCACTAATCCTTGCATTTTAGCTGATGAGGCTTTTGTACAATCGCTTTCTGATTACTACGAAGAGTGGGTAGGGGCTGCACCTATAGCACCAACAGCAGAAGAAACTGCTCGCGGATGGCGTGACATAGAGCTATCGTCTTCAGACACAGCAGCACAAACTCCTGACTGGCCTAATCGTGACAACATCTTGCTGTACAGGACTGCCTTGCGTGACTGGCCGTCAACTGAAGACTTCCCAGAAACACGACCGGAGCTAGGAGAATAAGATGGCTTTAACAAAAGTAAAAACTAGTGGCCTGACTGCTGATGTAATCACGGCTGCGCTGATAGCTGACGATGCTGTTGGTGCTGCTGCGATTGCTGACGATGCTGTTGGTGCTGCTGCAATTGCAGACAACGCAATAGGCACAGTAGCTATAGCAGACGATGCAGTTACTTCAGCTAAAGTAGCAAACGATATTAAAGTAGCGGGCAAGGAAACTATCTACGTTCCTGCGGCGGCGATGTACCCACAAACAACTAACGGCTGTGCAGATTTAGAGCAAGTAGAGATGACTGCTGGCAAGCCAGAACTCAAGTGTTTGGACTTTGCGGCAGACGCAGATGACCACGCTCAGTTTACTATTGCG